ACCGGATGGCCGCGCGATTTTTTTTGTGGGCCCCTCCACTAACTCTTGTCTGCCAATCAAATGACGCGCTCAAAGCTTAAATAATTTCCCGCCTATTATAAGTACTTCTTCGACAAGTTTCATTTTGAAAATGTGGGATCCACTGTTAAACGAGTTCCCTGAGACTGTTCACGGGTTTCGTTGCATGCTTGCGATTAAATATCTTCAACAACTGTCTGAAGAATACTCTCCTGATACGGTAGGTTACGATCTAATTCGCGATTTAATTTCTATTTTACGTTCCAGGAATTATGTCGAAGCGTCCTGCCGATATCGTCATTTCTACCCCCGCGTCGAAGGTGCGTCGTCGACTGAACTTCGACAGCCCCTATGCAACCCGTGCAGTTGCCCCCACTGTCCGCGTCACAAAGTCTCGCATTTGGGCGAACAGGCCCATGTATCGGAAGCCCAGAATGTACAGGATGTACAGAAGCCCTGATGTTCCTAAGGGTTGTGAAGGCCCATGTAAGGTGCAGTCTTTCGATGCGAAAAATGATATTGGGCATATGGGTAAGGTAATTTGTCTTTCTGATGTTACTAGGGGTATTGGGCTGACCCATCGAGTAGGGAAACGTTTTTGCGTTAAGTCATTGTATTTTGTTGGCAAAATATGGATGGACGAGAACATCAAGACTAAGAACCATACAAACACTGTTTTGTTCTGGATCGTGAGAGACAGGCGTCCTTCAGGAACTCCTAATGATTTCCAGCAAGTTTTCAATGTTTATGATAACGAGCCTTCTACGGCTACTGTGAAGAACGACCAGCGTAATCGTTTTCAGGTGTTGAGGAGGTTCCAGGCAACAGTCACAGGTGGTCAATATGCTGCTAAGGAACAAGCTATAATCAGGAAATTCTATCGTGTTAACAATTATGTTGTCTATAATCACCAGGAAGCTGGGAAGTATGAGAATCACACTGAGAATGCTTTGTTGTTGTACATGGCATGTACCCATGCCTCTAACCCCGTGTATGCTACTTTGAAAGTTAGAAGTTATTTCTATGATTCTGTAACCAATTAATATTAATAAATATCGAATTTTATTTCTGAAACTTGGTCTACATACATAGTTTGTTCTATTTTACTGTACAATACATGATCTACTGCTCTAATAATCGAATTAATTGAGATTACTCCTATATTGTTGAGATACTTTATGACTTGGGTCTTGAATACCCTTAAGAAAAGACCAGTCGGAGGGTGTAAGGTCGTCCAAACCCGGAAGGTCAGAAAACACTTGTGCACTCCCAGAGCTCTCCGAAGGTTGTAGTTGAATTGGATCCTGATTGTTATTATGTCCATCTTGCTCGAGTAAGGACAGACCTCGTGGCTTAGGATCTTGAAATAAAGGGGATTTGGTACTTCCCAGATATAGGCGCCACTCCATGCTTGAGCTGCAGTGATGGGTTCCTCTGTGCGTAAATCCATGGTTGAAACAGTTTATAGACAGATAATAAGAACACCCGCATTCAAGATCTACTCTCCTCCTCCTGTTGCGTTTCTTCGCTTCCCTGTGCTGTACTTTGATTGGAACCTGAGTACAGTGGTCCTTCAAGGGTGACGAAGATCGCATTCTTGTCTGTCCAGTTCTTTAGTGCAGTGTTCTTTTCCTCGTCCAGGAATTCTTTATAACTGCTGTTAGGACCAGGATTGCAGAGGAAGATTGTTGGTATTCCGCCTTTAATTTGAACTGGCTTCCCGTACTTTGTGTTGGATTGCCAGTCCCTTTGGGCCCCCATGAACTCTTTAAAGTGTTTGAGGAAGTGCGGATCAACGTCATCAATGACGTTATACCAAGCGTCATTACTGTACACCTTTGGGCTTAGATCTAAATGCCCACATAAATAGTTATGTGGGCCTAAAGACCTAGCCCACATTGTTTTCCCAGTACGACTGTCGCCCTCAATTACTATACTTTGAGGTCTCAGGGGCCGCGCAGCGGCGTCGACAACATTTACACACGCCCACTCTTCAAGTTCTTCTGGAACTTGATCGAAAGAAGAAGACGAAAAAGGAGAAACATAAGGAGCTGGTGGCTCCTGAAAGATCCTGTCTAGATTTGCATTTAAATTATGAAATTGTAGTACAAAATCTTTAGGAGCTAGTTCCTTAATGACTCTAAGAGCCTCCGACTTACTTCCCGCGTTAAGTGCTGCGGCGTAAGCGTCGTTGGCTGTCTGTTGCCCTCCTCTTGCTGATCTTCCATCGATCTGAAATTCTCCCCAGTCGAGAATGTCCCCGTCCTTGGCGATGTAGGACTTGACGTCGGAGCTGGATTTAGCTCCCTGAATGTTCGGATGGAAATGTGCTGACCTGGTTGGGGATACGAGGTCGAAGAATCTGTTATTTTTGCACTTGTATTTGCCTTCGAACTGGATGAGCACGTGAAGATGAGGTTCCCCATTTTCATGAAACTCTCTGCAGATTCTAATGTATTTTTTGTTTACTGGGGTTTGTAGGTTTTGTAATTGGGAAAGTGCCTCCTCTTTAGTAAGAGAGCATGTGGGATAAGTGATGAAATAATTTTTGGCATTTATCTGGAATTGTTTGGGAGGAGCCATTGACTTGGTCAATCGGTACCCAGCACTAGTCTTATGGCAATTGGGGAACGGTACCCTATATATAGTTGGGTACCAAATGGCAATAATTGTAATTACGTAATCAAATTCAAAATCCTCGCGCTCCAAAAAGCGGCCATCCGTATAATATT